CAGTTCTCGAACTCTTGACAAGGATAACGAACCCAGCCTTGGTAACCGCAACCGCTAAGAGTTATTGCGAGCAAGAAGGATGCGATAAATCTCTTCAACTTGTCGCTCCAATCTTGTTACCGAATCTTTAAGTGAACTGCCAGAGTTAGGCTTGAGTTCATTGAGGTAGTGCTTAACCATCCAGCGAACACCGGTAGCAAACCCACCTACAACTGTGCATACTGCAACAGCTATTGTTGCGTAGTCTTGTGCCTGCATTAGACCGTCCTAATGGTTACTAAGAGCGTTCCTCCGTAGCCGGAGAATCGCTTATCTGAAGGTGTAGCATTTCTAAAGTCAAGCTCTTCGATAAGTCCGATGTAGGACTCACCAGTTCTAAAGTCTTCAACGCGGATGGTGTCACCAACGTTTTCAATAGACTCAAGTTGTGACATACGTTGGTAGGCAGAACCTTCATAGCCAACCTCAACGCCGAAGTGATCTGATTCGTGGTCAAAGCAAGACAGTGGATACTGGATTAAACGCTGACGTGGGATAGCAGGCAGTGACTTAATCTGGTAGCCAGTAAACAGTGGTCCCTTAGAACTATCAGTAGATGAGCGAGTCAGTGTGAACTGGAAGCCTAAGTATTCCTGTGATGCTTGAGGATAGTTAATGTTAATCTCTGGCACTGTTGCCTCTTGTGCGAAGGTACCGATGCGGAAGAAGTTATCGGCATAGTCAATGGAGTCAATGTTTAGACCACCGTTAGTAGTATCAACACGAGCCTGCATCAACTTAAAGATCTTGAGTTCTAGTGTGTTGTATCGGACGTAACCTGTACGCAAGAATCCTTCTGCCAGCAAAGTAGAAGCAGATTCAATATAGATAGTTCCATCTGTTCCATTGCCAGCATTACAAAATGCTAAGCGGTTAGTATCACCAAGAAAAGCACAGGCTGTGGTGTAGTGACCTAGCGCATCTGCTGGGTTGTACAAGTCGTAGGCATAAGGGAACTGAAGGTTGCCCAATGGTTGACCCATATCTACACGAGTCACACCGACCTGGCCATCAACGCCAGAGGCAGCCCAGATGTATCTATCACGGAAACCAAAGTCATAGACTGGTTGATCTGATTCAAAGATTAAAGCACCATAGGTAATAGAACCATCGAGTTGACTTGCATCTGCCATACGCATACCCTGGCTAGTACCGATAGCCATATTACCAAGGTAGTAAGAGATCTTAAATACAATCTCACCTACTGGTAGTTCTGCTGCAGTGATAGCACTGGTCAGCGTAGGCATAGCACCAGCAGTAGACAAGGTGAACTTGTAGATGTTGGACTGGATACCTGAGTAGCCTGAGATGTAGATAGCAGCACCACTTGATGTAATGCTTGTATAGATGTGGTCTGGGTCATTGTGTGAATAGACCGCTGCTGGTAATGATGTTGCGCTACTGGAGAACTCATAAACCTTATCGTTAACGCACATAACAATACGCTCTTTGGTGTACTCCATAACAGCGTTAGTTACAGTGATGGAGTTTTCGCTAATCATTAGCGTAGGCGATACAGAACTGTCATCAGATAGCAGCTTCTTATATACTCTTAGTCGTGGAGTTCCAGCATTGAGTACGTTAGTAACCCAATAGGCATAGACACCATCATCACAGATAGCGTGTACTGGGTAGTCAGTACCTGATGTGTAGTCAACGAAGTGGATAACATCTGCAAAGCCTGTACCTACTGGAGATACAGCAGTAGATGCAACGTTAGTAGCAGTCTTTGCATAGGTAAAGGTAGTAGTCGTAGGTACGCCAGTGATGCGGTACTCACCATTGAAGGTAGCATCCACACCAGTAATTGTGATCTGCATACCAGTAGATAGACCGTGTGCTGCAGTTGTAGTCAGCGTTGCTACGTTAGAAGTCAGCGCCTTGTTGTTGATAGATACAGTAATTGCTGGGAAGATCTTATCTACATCAAACTCATCAGTAAGAAGAACGCCGTTGTAGAGATTGCTGTTCTTTGTCCACTGGATAGAACGCATTAGCTGCCACGGACGACCATTAGTTCTAATGCCACCTGTGGTGATGTGCTGACCAACAGATGACTTAAGTAGCGTTGCCTGTCCCTTGGTCCAGACGTTGATGCCTTTAGACTCTGTGTACTGGAAGCGTAGTGACTCATCCTGGATAGGTTCAAAGAACTTAATACCTTGTCCATAGTGGAAAGAAGATTGGCTACGTAGCCACCAACCAGTCAGCGTCTGCTCACCAGGCTCACGGCTCTGGTCAATCTGTTGCTTGCGATACTGCGCTGTTACGCGACGATATGGTGAATCGTCAGAGTTCAACAGAAAGAACGGTAAGCCTGCGATAGCTACATCGTAGGCTTCACCTGTTGCTGAATAGTTTGTAGATCCTGCTGGATTGGAAAGGGTATAAACCAGACCCTCGGTGATGTCGTCGCCGTATGGCACTTGGTTTTCCTTACGCTAGTAGGAGTTTTGCTTCGTCCTCTGTGATGCCTAACTTTGTAAGCAGTGCCGCCTTAGCAGTTGCTGCCTCTGCTGCTGCAACTTCTTCCTCGTGCTTCTTAGCTGCTGCTGCTTGTGCATCAGCCTCACGCTGTGCTAGTTCTTCTGCCGTTAAAGGACGTTCAACGACCTCACCTGTAGCGCAGTTTACTTCGATTGCTGTTGTCATTGTTTTCTCCTTAGTCTTTCTTGATGCCGTAAAGGGTTGCTGTTGAGTATTGAACGAAGTTGCCATAATCAGATACTAATTTTACTGATGTTATTGCTGCTGTGTTGCTCCACAGTCCAGCAACTAATCTCATTTGAATTCCACCAGTAGCATTATTTTCTCTTACTGCATTAGATGAAAGAGATTTGTTTGTTGATCCAGCATAATTAGGGATGTATACTTCACAATTAGAAAATGTACTAGCAGTATTTGAATTGGAATTTTGTGTACCAGGCCAGTTAAAAAGACCACTAGATGTTGCTGCAGATGTAACAGACGTTCCATTGTCACCATAAATCATTCTTTCAGAGTAACCACTTGTAGAGTTATTAAAATATAAATTGGCATCTGCTGAACTATTATCAGTTGAACGCAAAGAAAACTTCAAACATAAATCTGTATAAGTAGCAGGGATGGATGTAAAGTCAATAGTGCTCGCCCCACCTGCTCCAACTGTGGCAGATGCGATTCTGATAAATGTATTTGCCATAGTTACGCCGCCTTAATTCCGTAGAGAGTGAAAGTTGAACCAGAGGTTAAGTTATTACTACCACTTAAATCTTTGATTGTAATGCTTGTTATTGCACTTGTACTGCGCCAAGTGTTTACAAAAGCAAGTACGGCTTCAACACCACTTCTTGTCTGTTCTGTTCTTGTAAGAGATGTTTTGAATGTTGTTGAATTAGAATAATTTTGAATGTGTGCAATAGCAATAGCACCTCTGCTACTTAACCCACCTAGTCCTACGCCATTGTAGTTAGTATTTCTAGTTGAAGTTGCAGTAGATCCATTGCCTGCTAATGCAGTTTGCCCATAGTTGTTACCAGTATCAGAATTAAACTGTAACCCAAATTCATTGCCTGATGCTCCTCCCCAAGCAATTAACACCAAATCAGTGTATATACTTGGAATGGAACTAAAAGTAACAGTTGATGTTGCAGATCCAAGTGTTTGCGTTGCAATCGGTTCGTATGTTTTTGGCATTTGTTACCCCTTAATTCCGTATAGTGCAATCTGCGTATGCTGAGCAAAATTAGCATCTGTATAAAAAGTTAGTTGATTGATTGCTGCTGTGCTAAGCCACAAGTTGCTCCATAAAGAAATATCGCCACTACCATTTAAGTCAGAACCAGACAAAGTTCTAATAGTTTTATATTTATTTGTATTTGCATAATCAAGTATGTCAATGATATTAGCCCCAAAAGCATTAGCAGTTGCACTTGCCTGCGGAGTATCAGTACCAAAATATGCTTGTGCTGCACCTGTAGTAGAACCTGCTCCTGCGCTACCTCCACCATTGCCAAAAAGAACGTGGTAGGTATAGTTCAATCCACCATCTGCATTAAAACGAACAACACAGTTACTTAACCCACTACCAGCAGTAGTACAACGAGTCATCATTCTAACTTGCAGATGTGTGTAAGTAGATGGAATACTAGAAAGATCAATACTAGATACTCCACCCGCTCCAACAGTTACAGTAGCAATAGACTCATAATCACCAACATCAAATGCACGTTGCTGAGCAGATGCCCAGATTCCTAGGATTGGACTCACGCAATATCTCCAATCACATACCAAGCATCTGTTGCCACCTTAATCAAGGTTGCAGATGAATACTGCGCTCTCAATTTAGGTGATGCAGCCGTTGCCCCATTAGACAGAACTGTTGTTGTACCGCTAGTTACAGCGTTGATTGTTACCTGCCCTGCACCAATCTGGATGATGTTGATTTGTGCTCCGATTGGAAATGCTACTGAAGCATTGGTTGGGATTGAGTAAGTCTGAGCAGATGCGTTAGAAGCTGTAATCAGTTCGTTGTTTGCATCTTGCAAAACAAAGGTATATGTAGTGCCAGTCTTTGCGTCAATAGTCAACGGTGTTGATGGACTGACTGTGCCACCGATAATGTTAATAGACATTAGTTACCATCCGATCCGAAGGCATTGAATGAGGTATTACCGCTTGTTGAGTAGACAGTAATAACATCTGTGTTAGATAAGGTGATACCACCTTGTAGTGATAGCACCGCATTTGCTGCTAGTGGTACATCATAGGCAATGTAGTGTTCGTTAGCCAGAGTCGCTCCTGCTGGGCGCACTGCGATACGAACCGCATCTTGTGTGCCACCACGGTTTGCAGCTTGTAGCGTAGAAACAATAGTTGCGCTAGTTGCTGTTAGTAGTGTTGTAGCAGTTGCAGCACTAGGTGCAGACTGCGCTAGTACTTTATAGGCTGGCATTAGGATAGATCCCCAATCACTGTGAAGTTGTTACTAGATGTACAAACAATTGTTGCTGCGCTGAACTGAGCACGTAAGTCTGGGGCGGTAGATGTAGCGCCAGTAGAGGTTAGAACGCTAGTTCCATCGCTTCTAATCTGGACTGCTCCAGCGCCAAGGCGCTGTACGTTAATCTGCTGGCCTGTTGTAAAGACTCCATTAGGCACTGTCAATGTTGTTGTTGAAGCATTGCTCATAGTGACTAACTTGTTAACGTCACTTGCTATCAATGTGTAATTAGCAGTCTTTGCGTTAAATACTAGGTTAGCATCGGCTGGTGTTGTCCAGCTAAGTCCCAGTGTCTGGGTTGAATCTGCAGTCAAAATCTGCCCGTTAGTTCCAACGGCTAGGTTATCTACAACTCCAGATGAGGCACCAACTAGCAAGTCTGCCTTGGCAGTTACTATGTTCTCAGGTACTGCAGCATCTGCTGTAGCTACACCTGCTGTGTAGAAGTTAAGGTCATCGCTAGTTAAAACGTGCTTGACGGTAGCACCGCCAGTATGTGAGATAGCAGATGTTCCAGCACGAGCACGAACAATTGTAAAGGTATCACTAGATACTTGCGTAATATAAACTACTTCTTCGTTCTGTGTATCTACATCTAGGGCTACTGTGAAGATGTCTACGTTTCCAGCAGCGAGAGTTACACCTCCCATAAGGGCAGAACCTGTACCAGATGCAACCGTCATAGTAGTTGCACTGTTAGAGATTCCCGAAGCCAGCGTTGTCTCAACGCTGATGGACGAATACTTACGAGTCATTGGCTTTCCTTACCTAACGGGTGTAGTGGTTGAGATATTCGATTGCTGAACAAAGTACATTGATGTCATCTTTTAGTAGTCCTAGTCCTGTATTGCATTTATGGCACAAAATTCCACGTTTCTGTCCTGTTGTGTGATCGTGGTCTGCGTGCCAGTTAGTAGCTCCTGGGTCTTCTGTACCACAGATAGCACACTTGTATCCTTGTTCTTTTAACTTGTTCTCAAAATCTTCAGGAGTAAATCCAGAAACTTTCTTTCTGTTCCACTCTCTGGTTTTTTGACGAGAAATCTTTAGCGCTTCTGGACTAGGTTTCCATAATCTTGCACATTGTCTACACTGATTATGTACACCAAATTTACCTAACTTGTTTTTGTTAAACTCAGAAAGGTTCTTTTCTTCTTTACAGCTACTGCAACGCTTTGTCATAATCAACGAGTATAGTGGATTCTTATTGGATACTTGTCTGCCAACTTCAACGCTTCTTCATTGAGTCGCTGTTGATATAGGGCAAAGATATAACGAGATGCAGCAGCACCGGCAGATGATGGCAACTTGGAATCGTTTAGATCTGCTTCAGCACTAGAGAGATTGATTCGTCCAGCGTCAAGATAAGACAGTAGTTTGTATGATGCACCGAGGACAACAACATCCTTACAAGACTCTGGTAGGCCAGACACGTCAGCAAAATCATCTGTGTTGGCATCAAGAGTGTTCGGCGTAGCGGTATACCAAACTTGAATTGTACGACCAGGTTGTACGTTCTCATAGATGTTAAGTGTATTGTTTGTGTTGAAGGTAGCAGCGTTAGCC